GGCCGCACCACCACGGTGCAGGGTGTCGAGACCATTACGGTCGGCGGCCAGATCGTTCGGCACAATGTGCAAGTCAGGGGCGGCTGATGTTCTCCGCCACCGCACTGCGTGGATTCGTCAACACCTTGCAGGTCAATGTAGCCGATCTCAATGCCAAGGAGGCATCGGCGTTGCTGGCACGCGTCGCGGCCGTTGAACGGGATCGCGTGCTGACCCAGCAGCGGGCACGCGCCGGCCGGGTGCCGCACTATCGTCAGATCGTCGACGGGATCGAGGGTGCGCCGCTCACCGTCGTCAAACCGGACGGTGTTATCGTCTTCTCCTGGCAATACCTCGCGGAGATCGTCCGCGACACTTATGAGGCGCTGGTCCGGCGGTCCCCGCGAGACAGCGGCGCCTACATCGCTGGGCTGATCATCCTGGTCGATGGCCAGGAAGCCGGGATCGAAACCATCGACGCCGACACCCGTGAGGTGCGCATCGTGGCCAGCGTCCCCTACGCGCGGCGGCTCGAAGTCGGCAAACGCAAGGCCGGAGGCGCCTTCGTGCTCCGAGTTCCCTCTCACATCGTCGAGGAAACCACGATCGTAGCCCGCCGCTTGGCTGGGAACCTGGCTTTGTTCTCGTTCACCTATGTCGATCTGTCGGATGCCTACACGCTGCGACGCCGGTCAGGGCACCGCCGGCGCGCGGGCCGCGTGCAGACCGATGTCCGCTATCCCGCCATCCTGATCACCCCGCGCACCGCATGACCGCCGGCCTGTATCGCATCATCCGGGACGACGTCCTGGCGTTGTTCGATGCCGCCTGGACACATCCCGACGTGCCGGTGTTCTGGCGTTCGAACGACTTCGAACCGCTGCCCGACCCATCGGACGTGCCGCACTTCCTGCGCAACGAGGTCGACTTCGGGCGGGAAACCCTGGCCGCGTTCGGCGGCGGCGCAGGAGCCAACCTGCGGGTCCAGTTCGGCAGCGTCCTGATCCGGGTCTTCGCCGCCCGTGCCCTCGGGGACGAGGATCGCGCCCTCGACCTGATGGCAGACGCGATGGTGGCGTTCCGTTCCCGGCGCGTGACCGATGCCGCCGACAACGATCTCAGCTTCATCGGCGAGGGCAGCGGCTTCGACGTCCAGCCCACCGAGGACGGCAACTGGTTCACCCGTGGTGCCCTGGTCGTCTTCGAATACCGCTTCCGCGGCTGAGCCGCGCGCTTCATCCCTGACCCGAAAGGAACACCGTCATGTCCCTGGCCGAGGGCGTGCAGGGCACGATCGTCTACAAGGCGTATGCCTCCGGTGCCATCACCGCGAACACCGAGGACAACGCGCCCGGCACCTCCGGCGGCCAGACGCTCCGGCGGGTGTCGAGCACGCTGAACCTGGCAAAGGCCACCTATACCAGCGCCGAAATCCGAGCCGATCGGCAGATCGTCGATTACCGCCACGGGGCCCGCCAGGTGCAAGGCGATATCGCTGGCGAATTGTCGCCTGCCACGTATTTCGACTTCTTCGAGGCGGTGCATCGCGACACGCGGTCCGCCGGTGTGACCCTGACCGAAGCCGATCTGACCAGTGTCGCCGCCAGTGCGTCCGGCAGCACCTTCAGCTTCGGTGGTGGCGATCCCGTCAGCGACGGGTTACGGGCCGGCGATGTCATCCGGTTCGCGTCGATGGCGGTCCCGGCAAACGACGCGCGGAACTTCACCATTGTGAGTTTCAGCGGCACGTCGAACCGCGTGGTGCATGTCATCCCGGCCCCGACCGACCAGACCGCGGACACCGGATTCTCCCTAATCCGGCCCGGTTATGCGACCGAGGTTCCGTCATCGGGCCACGTCTCGCGCAAATTCGGCATCGAGATCGCGCACCAGGACCTCGATATCTCTCGGCTGTTCACCGAATGCCGCCTGACCAAATACGCCCTGTCGCTGCCCGCGACCGGCTTGGGCACAGTGACATTCTCGGTGATGGGCCGCGGCATGCGGACCCTATCGGCTGGTGCCTCGCCGTATTTTGTGTCGCCTGCCACGGAGACGACCACTGGCATCGTGGCCTCCGTGAACGGCGCCCTGTTGCTCAATGGCGTATCGGTCGGCGTGGTCACCGGCGTGACCCTGACCATGGACATGCCGGCGGAAGCCGCCAGCGTCGTCGGGCAGAATTTCGGCGCGGAGATTTTCCTCGGACGGAACAACCTCACCGGCCAGATCACCGCATACCTGGAAGACACGACGTTCATCGACGGCTTCCTCGACGAGACCGAGTTCGAGTTGCTGCTGCAACTGGACACCACGTCGGACGAGGCCACCCCGACGATCACGCTGTATCTGCCGCGCATCAAGCTCGGCGGCGCCGACGTCGCGCTGACCGGCGAGGCCGGCCAGGTCATCACCGCGAATTTCCAGGCGCTGAAATATGTCGGGGCCACCCCCGGCAAACCCAACACCACGATCCGCATCGTCGATACCGAGGTCGCCTGATCGGCCACCCAATCCCTGTGCCCCTGACAAAGGATATCCCCATGAGCAGCAAGTTTGCCGGGCTGGCGCTCGGCGTCGACACCGTCGCACGCATGACCATCATCCATCCTGTGACCCGCCAGCCTTTGCGGAACACCGAGACCGGCGACGAAGCCTGGATCGAACTGCTCTCCGCCGGCAGCAGCGTGGGCCGTGCGCATGACCGCACGGTGACGGATCGGCAGTTGAGGCTGCGCGGCCAGCGCTACACCGCCGAACAGGCCGAGGCCGACCTGATCGAGAAGCTGGCCAAGCTGACCAAAGCCTGGTCTCTCGTCACGCTGGATGGTACCGCGCTGGCGGTTGACTGCACCCCAGCGGCCGCGCGGGAACTGTATGCCATGACGGAATTGGCCTGGCTGCGTGAACATGTGGTGGAGTTCATCACCGACCTGGGAAACTTCCGCCCGGCTGCCTCGACGAGTTGATCGAATTTGCCGAGCACCAGTTCTTGCTGGCACGGCGGCGGCCGGACGGCGCCGCCGAACGCGAGCACCTCCTCAGCGTCGAACGGCAGACCGGGCGTCGTCCAGCCGCTCTCGACGGTCCAGACCTTCCAGAGGACGGGGCGCATGTTTGGGCATGGTTCCTACACCTGTCTGCCGGGCGTGGGTCCAACGGGTTCGGCCCCAATCCGCTCTCCTGGCTCGATTTGCTCGCCTGGACCGCGCTGACGGGCATTATCACCCGGCCGGCGGAGATCGAGGCGATCATGGCGTTGGACTGCGTGTGGCTCGCAGCGCAGGGGGTCACGAACACCTCGACACGAGTGGATCGGGCTCAAAGGTAAACGTCTGGTTGGAATGGAGGGTGACCCTTTGTGGTCTGGGTCACTCGATCTTATACGCAGAACGGAGGACTCAAACTTCGTTTAGGTAAAGTCGCATGCTGAGAGACACGCCGCCCGAGAGTGCGGCCGTGCGGGCGTTGTTGGCAGACCTGCACGACGACCTGCCGGCGCGGGTAGAGCGACAACGATTGCTTTGGTGTTGGGAAGCTGACCACTACGATGGCGGTGGCCTGTTAATTCCAGGTGGCCACACGGCGTATATGGCATACGTCGAGCTTAGGCATGCTTTCGTCTGCGGCAATTTCATCTCCACCGTGCTTCTGGCTCAATGTCTTCTAGAGAACGTGCTTGCAAGCCACGTTGGTTTGAACGCGGTGTCCGCGCAGATCCAACAACGTTCGCACGAGACCCTTTCCGACCGGCCCAGTTTTCGTGAGACGGTAGCCGCATGCCGCCGCCTCGGTATCGTCGACGAGGTCGATGAACGGGATCTTTTGCGGCTTGCAGCGGCGCGTAACGCCCTGGCCCACTTCCGACCGGTGTCCGACAAAACGAATCTCGACCGTCGTGCCGTCAATGAGCGTCGCCCAGCCGCCTTAGTCAGCTACGAGGACGCTCGTTTCGCCATGGGGCTGGTGGTCCGCGTCATGAGTAAGCGGACCTTCCAGCTTGGCGTTTCCGAGCCAAAAAACGACGATCCCAAGTAGATGCCCGCTCAGAGCCAGATGACGCGGTTCGGAAAGTTGTTCGCTCTGCTAATGATCGTCCGGGGTCGATTCCTGGCCGGGACAGATACGAACTTGCGTCGAAAATAGCCGCACAGGCTTGCTCCCTTTCAGGTCGGAATGCGTTCCGCGACATCGCCTCGACATTCAAATCCGTGAGTGATTTCACACAAGATCGCGTCGAGTATTTGCGAAAGCGTTCATCCATGCCCCTGACCGCCGAACAGATCACCGTCATCCGCTCTAGCCTGGACCCGTCCGGCTACAAGGTGGGAGCGGAGCAGATCGTGGCGGCGAACCAGAAGCTCGCGGCCTCGGGCGAGACGGTCGTGCAAACGCAGACGCGCACCACGCGCGCCCTGGTCGACAATGGCGGCGCCTTTGAGCGCCTGAAGCGCCAGATCGATCCGACCTACGCTGCCGCGCAACAGTTTGCTCGCACCCAGGAGGTGCTGACCCGCTCGGTCGAAACCGGCCGCGCCACCCAGGAGGAAGCGAATCGCCTGATGGCCCTGGCGCAGCAGCGTTTCGATGGAACAGGTGTCGCCGCCCGGAGCATGGCCAGCTCCGCCGACAAGGCGTCACTGGCGATGCGGAGCCTCGGCATCCAGTCCTTCGACGTGTTCTCGCAACTGTCGTCCGGCGCGCCGGTGATGACGATCTTCATCCAGCAGGGTGCGCAGGTGGCGCAGGTCGCGGCCGCCCAGGGCGTGGGGTTCGGCTCGTTTGCCGCCGGGATCCGGAGCGCGGTTGGGGCGATCAACCCCTATGTCGCGGGCGCCGTGCTCGTGGTCGGTGCGATGTCTGCGCTCGGCATCGCCGCCGAGGTATCCGCCCGACGGATGGAAGCGTTGCAGAACAGCCTGCGCGGCACCCGCGCCGATTACGCCGCGATGGCCGCCACCGCCGAGGCAGCCGCCAAGCACCTCGCGGCTACGACGACCATCGGCACGTCGGACGCGCGCGCCGCGACCGGCCTGATCGCCGCCGCCCCTCAATTCCAGGGTACGCAGATCCAGCTGGAAACGCTGGTCCGCACCGCCGAGGACATGCGCATCACGCTCGGTGAGACGCTGCCCGATGCCGCCAGACTGCTCGCCAAGGCGATGGGCGATCCCGCCGCCGTCATCCAGGACATGACCGACCGGCGCCTGAAAGGCTTCAACCAGCAACTGGCGGACGCCGCTCGGCTACAACAGCAGGCCGGTGACAAGGCGGGGACTTTCTCGACGTTCCTGAACGCGATGCGCGTCTCGACCGCCGGCGCGGCAGAGAACCTGACGCCCTTCCAGAAAGCTGTCCGCGACCTGGAACTGGTGTTCACCCGCACCGGTCAGAGTGGGCAGTCCTTCGCCGCGGAACTCGGCGCGCCCATTGTGCAGGCCGCAGCCGATGCCCTCACCGCCATTCGCGGGCTAATCGAAGCGGTGATCGCACTGAAGCAAGGCCTCGCCGATATCGTGCCGCAGTCGCTGAAGGACGCGATCAGCTGGATCAACGCTCACGATCCGACCCGCATGGCGTTCAACCTGCTGAGCAGTGCTGGCGGATCAGGATCGGTCCTGCCACCAACCCACCCAAGTATCGCCCCCGCGCTGCAATCCGCCGCCACCAGCAACGGCATCGACCCGCTGCTTCTCGCCCGGCTGCAAGCCAGCGAGGGCCAGTTCGATCCCGCGACCGGCACCTGGAGAACCAGCAGCGCCGGCGCCGTCGGCCCGATGCAGGTCAAGCCGGACGCCTTCGCCGGCGTCGGGCAGCTCAACCCGACCCTCGGCCTGACCGACGTCACCGACCCGACCCAGAACGTGACTGCCGGGGCCACGCTGTTCGCCCATCTGCTGCGCAAATATGGCGACGTCTCGCTGGCGATCCTCGCGTACCATGATGGTGAGACCCGGATCGATCGCGTGCTGGCGGGCGGCGGCGCTGTCTCACCCTCGCAGGATGCGCTGGACCAGGCACGGCGCGTGATGTCCGGCTATGGCGGCACCGGCCTGCTGGCACTAGGCCCGTCGACCCCGGTGTTGCCCGACCTGCCGGTACCACCGATCCCACCCGGCACCACCGTCCCGAACGCCGAGGGCATCGCCAACACTGACGTCGTGGCCGACGCCCGCAAGCTGGTCACCAGCCTGAACCTGGTCGCCGATGCCCAGGCCCGCATCGCTGCCCAGCGCGAGAGCCTCGAGGCCGGGTTGAAAGCCGCGACGCTGGCCGGCAACCAGGCCGACATCGATCGTTTCACCAAGGGCCTGGCGGCACTCAGCGGCGAATACTACCGCGCGGTCAGCCCGCAGGAGGACTTCATCCGCGGCCTGGAGACCCAAGCCCGCACCGCCGCGATCGTCACCGAGGGCGACCGCAAGATCGCCCAGACCCTGCAACAGATCGCCGAGTTGGATCGCCAGCACCCCGAGAATGCCACCACAACGGACCAGCGCACCCGAGCCGTGAATGCCGTGTTGGCGGAGCAGTCCGGCGCGTATCGCGTGTTGTCCCACGATCTGGACGTGCAGATCACCGCACAGCGGACCCTCGCAGCCGCCCACGGCCAGGGCTACGACGCCGTCGCCCGCGCCACCGCCGGCACGCAGGCCTTCGAACAGGCGCTGAAGTTGTTCCCCGCCGGATCGGCGCAGTTCCAGGCGGCGCTGGCCGGGCTGACCGAGCAATATCTCGCGCTGGCACGCGCCCAGGCAGAGGCCAGAATCGCCCAGCAGACCGCCGCCAATGACAACCGGATCACCCTGATCCAAGCCGAGGCCGCCACGCTCGGTATGAGCAACGAGGCACGAACGGTGCTCCTGGCCCGCCTGCGCGCCGAACAGGAACTGAAGCAGCAGGTGATCCCGATCGAGGGTGCCCTCGGCGAGGCCTATCTCGCCAGTGTCGAGGCCCTGACCCGCGAGACCCTGGCCTTCGACCGGCAAAAGGCGGCGCTCGACGAGATCGCCAATTCGTTCAGCCAGTCCTTCGACACCATTGGCAACGCCATCACCCAGTCGCTGCTGTCCGGCCAGGGCGCTGCGGTGAATTGGCGCAACGTGATGACGTCTGTCTCACAGCAGGTGCTGCAGCAGTTTCTCAAGCTGGCGGTGCTGAACCCGCTGCTGAACAGCCTGTTCGGCGGCAACCGCTCCACGATCGGCGACGTGTTCAACGCGCTCAGTGGAGGTGGTGGCAGCGGCGCGGGGATGTTCGGGCTGCTCGGGCAGTTCGGGGGGCTGTTTGGTCCCAGCGCGACCACGCTAGCCAACCTGACCGGTGCCACCGCGACTGGCCTCGGTGCGTCGGCGTTGACGGCATCGACGGGCATCCTGGTCGGCGGCGTGCACAGCGGCGGGCTGATCGGCACCGATCCCTGGACTTTCACTCGCACGGTGCCGGCCAATGATTTCAGCGATGCACCGCGGTTCCACACCGGCCTCGGCGCTGATGAGTTCGCCGCCATCCTGCAACGCGGTGAGAGGGTGCTGACCGCCAACCAGAACACCCGCCTGGCGGCGACCCTGAACGGCCTGACCGCGCAAGGTGAGAAGCCGCAAGCGCCGGGCCCCACCATCGTGTTCAACATCACGACCCCGGATGCCGACAGCTTCCAACGCTCGCGGACGCAGATCATGGGCCAGGCCGCCGCCGCGCTGGGCCGCGCCAGCCGCAAGACCGGAGCACGGGGATGACAGCGTTCCACGAGGTCCAGTTCCCGCCCAGCATCTCCTATGGTGCGACGGGTGGGCCAACGTTCAACACCAGCATCCTGACGCTGGCCTCCGGTTATGAGCGGCGCAACATCAACTGGGAGAAGACCCGCGCCGTCTATGACGTGGCGCACGGGCTGAAGACGCAGACGGAACTGAACGCATTGCTGAAATTCTTCTACGCCCGCAACGGTCGTGCCTACGGCTTCCGTTACAAGGACTGGGCTGATTACCAGCTCCCGTTTGACGGCGACCCGCTCCCGGTCTTCATGACCACCGATGGAGGCACCACATCCAGCTTCCAGCTGCGCAAGGCCTATGGTGATGCCGGCAACAGTTTCATCCGCGACATCAAGAAGCCGATCGCCGGCAGTGTCGTGGTCTACGCCGATGGCTTCGCCACCAGCGATGTCAGCATCGACGTCACCACGGGCATCGTGACATTGGGCACCACGCTGCGCGCCACCACCGGGGTGGTGATCTCCGCCTCCTGCCAGTTCGACGTGCCGGTGCGCTTCGACATCGACCAGATGAAAGTCTCGATCGACGACTACGACAATTTCACCTGGGGCCAGATCCCACTGATCGAGGTGCGCGTCTGATGAAGACCGTCAGTATCGCATTGAAGGCGCATCTCGCCGGCGAGGTCACCACCGTCTGCACCTGCTGGCGGATCATCCGCCGCGACGGGACCGAGTTCTTCTTCACCGACCACGACGTCGACCTGATGGTGGACGGCGACACCTACGTCGCCGCCGTCGGCTACACCCGCACCGCGATCGCGGCCAATGCCGACATGTCAGTCGACAACATGGACGTGAACGGCATCTTCGACGATGCGTCGATCACCGAGACCGATCTGCGTTCCGGCCTGTTCGACGGCGCCGAGGTGCGGGTCTTCCTGGTCAACTGGGCCAATCCGGCGCAAGCCACCATGGCGCTGCGACGCGGTCGGCTCGGCGATGTGCTGGTCACGCCCAGTGGCGTATTCCAGAGCCAGTTGATGGGGTTCGGCCAGGTGCTGCAACAAACCGTGGGCGATCTGTTCACCCCGTCCTGCCGTGCCGATCTCGGTGACGGCAAATGCGGCATCGACCTCGACGCCGGCGGCTGGCGCAAGCCCGCGACGGTGGCGTCGGTGACAGACGCCAGGACGTTCACGATCGCGGTGACCGAGCCACGTGCCGTGGACGGCTGGTTCGTCGATGGCGTCGTCACCTTCAGCTCGGGCGCAAATGCGGGCCGCTCGATGGAGGTGAAGGCCTGGACCTCGGCCACGGCGACCGTGACGCTGTTTCTGCCGATGCCTGCCCCGATCCAGGTCGGCGACACGCTGACGCTGTATCCCGGCTGCCGGAAGACCACCGCCGATTGCCGCGACAAGTTCGCCAATATCGTCAATTTTCGGGGCGAACCCTTCGTGCCCGGCCTCGACGGGCTGCTGCAATCGCCCGCCACCGCCGGAGCCTGACCTGGTCAGCCGTGCCGCTATCGTCGCCGCCGCGCGCGGGTGGCTCGGCGTGCCCTGGCGGCACCAGGGGCGCAGTCGGGCCGGCGTCGACTGCGTCGGCTTGATCGTCGTGGTGTGCCAGGGCCTCGGCCTGTCCGACTACGACAGCACGGTCTATGGCCGCGATCCGGACCCGACCCGGTTCCTTGGCCATTTCGCAGCGGGTGGCGCCGTGCGCATCAATCCGCGCGATGCCCAGGACGGCGATCTGCTGGTATTCCGCCAGTCGGCCTTTCCCTGCCATGCCGGCATCCGGTCTACCCAATACGGGGTGCCCTACGTGATCCACGCCCACATGGCGCATCGCAGGGTGGTGGAGGAACGGCTCACCGACCAGGCGCCCATCGTCGCCGCCTACCGCCTGCCCAACATTGAGACCTGACCCATGGCCGTTCTCGCGCTGGCAGGCGTCGGTGCGGCCGCCGCCGCTGGCATCGGCTGGGCTGCCGGTCTCACCGGCGCGGCCCTGCTCACCGCTGGCAGCATCGGCTTCTCGGTTGGCAACATCGCCGGCAACCTGCTGTTCCCGCAGCGCGTGCCGGATGTCCGCCAGGAAGGCGCACGGCTTGGCGACCTCACCGTCTCCACTTCGACCTACGGCAATGTCATTCCCTTCGGTGTCGGCCACGCCCGTCTGGCCGGCAACATCATCTGGGCCAAGGCGATCGAGGAGACCAAGACCACCACCACGCAGCGCGGTGGCGGCAAGCGCGGCAAATCCCGTGGCGGCAGCGTC